AGCAATGGCACGACGTTCGTCCTGACCAATGCTGCGACCGCTGGCGACACGCTGGTTGCCATCATCTACTCGTCCTTCATTGTTGCCAATGCTGTTGCCAAGAGCGGCGACACGATGTCTGGCGATCTGACGGTTCCTAACTTCACTTACACCGGAACGCTGACAGGCAGCACTGGTGTGATGAATATCGGGTCGGGTCAGTTGTATAAGGATGCCTCCGGCAATGTCGGAATTGGGACGAGTTCGCCGCAAGCCCTTCTTCATTTAGAGCGCAATTTTGCTGGTGAAGTTGGAGAGTTCATTAACAATCCTAATGCTGGCGGATACTCCGCTGTCCGAATGGGAAACAGCGACAGAGGCACGAACGGCGATCATCTCATATACGGCGGCACGGTTCTTGGCATACGTTCTAAAACTGGGGCTGCCATTACATTTGAACCAGCAGGAACTGAACGCGCCCGTATAGACACCAGCGGTAATTTTTCGGTTGGGTCTTCCGCTTCGTCTGGTCGGCTGAACTCTTACAATGGGAACTCTGGCGACTCTCGCCCTCTGTTCATAACAAACACAAATGCTGGTGCGACGCCAAACGGTTCTATCTTTATTGATAATGCCAACAGCGGGACATCTGCATGGAACTTTTTGCAGTGTTTTAGTAGCACATCAACATCCCAAAAAGCTTTTATCAGAGGGGATGGAAACTTTGGAAGCGCAACCAGCGTCTATGGCGGTTTGTCAGATGCTCGCATCAAAAAAGACATCACGGATGCGACGCCAAAACTTGAAAAGCTTATGCAAGTTCGCGTCGTAAACTATGTGCGAACTGATGAAGAAGGTCAGGGAAAAGAACTTGGCGTAATTGCACAAGAATTAGAAACAGTATTCCCCGGCCTTGTATATGAAACTGAAGTAAAGGGTGCGGACGGCGACGTTATTTGTGCTGACAGAAAAAACGTCAAATACAGCGTGTTCGTTCCGATGCTCATCAAAGCCATCCAAGAACTCAAAGCCGAACTTGACGCCGCGAAATCGCGTATTGCCGCACTTGAAGGAGTCGCGCCGTGACAAATGCAGTTACCCTTTCATCTGCTGCCGCAACTGGCTTTCTGAGGAACCGCATTATCAACGGGGCGATGGTCATTGACCAGCGGAACAATGGGGCAAGTGTTACGCCTACGGCATCAACCTACATTGTAGATAGATGGGAATTTCAGTGCACCCAATCGTCTAAAGTTGCGCTGCAAAGGGCATCGGGAATTAGCTCGCAGGGGTTTACCAATTCTCTTAGCGCATTCGTTTCGGCAACTGTTCCTTCTCCGGGCGGAACTGATTACTTTGCTATCAGGCAAGCGGTTGAGGGGTTTAATTGTTCCGACTTCTTTTGGGGAACAGCTTCCGCGCAGACTGTAACGATGTCTTTTTGGGTTCAATCAAGCGTGACGGGCACGTTTGGTGGCGCGTTTTCCAATAGTTCTATCAATAGGTCTTATCCGTTTACTTATACGATCAGCGCGGCAAACACATGGGAAAAGAAAACCATAACTGTTGCTGGCGACACTTCTGGAACTTGGCTGCAAACTAACGGCGTCGGGATTAACATCTTCTTTAGCCTTTGCACTGGTTCTACTTATAGCGGAACAGCAGGGGCGTGGGGCGGGGCATTTTATGCCTCTGCCACGGGCGCGACCAACCTTCTCGCAACTAGCAGTGCAAGCTTCTACCTTACAGGCGTCCAGCTTGAAGTTGGCACGGTCGCAACTCCATTTGAGCGGGAGATCATCACAAATACACTGGCTAAGTGTCAGAGGTATTATCAAAAGACATTCCCGCTTGCGACCGTTCCCGCTTCAAATATCGGAACTTTAGGCGCTGTGTTCGGTTCTTCGTCAGTTAGTAATGTTTCCTTTTCTGTCACTAGATCGTTCTTGGTGCAGATGAGGGCATCCCCAACTATGGTTTACTATTCTACAAACCAAGCTGGCTCAAATTGGTCTGAGCAGAGTGGGTCCGTACCAACTTTGACCGATCTAGGAGCGATGGATAGTAGTGTTTCATTGAGAGCAACTGGAAGTATTTCTCCCGGTGGCGCTCACTCAATACACTTCACAGCCAGCGCGGAGCTTTAAGCATGTACCAAATCATTCTTAACCCTCTGACAAACGAAGTTGGCACGATCAAACGCCTCGCTGACAACGCCTTCATCCCGCTTGACCCTGCCAACACCGACTACCAGAAATATCTGGAGTGGCTTGCTGAAGGCAACACGCCGCTGCCGCCTGATACCGCACCTACGGAGTGACAAATGGGTACTGCCAACATGCTGCTAGGTGCTGCGGGGCCGTTCCTGTTCTTCCGCACCATCACATCTGACCAAGTAGACTATAATCTGTACAATCAGATGATTGCGGCTGGCTGGGATGGTCAGAAGACTGTCAATGTTAATCTGACCATCAATGCTGGTGTTACGATCTACGCCTCTGCCAACACAATTCCGGCGTTTACGATCTCGTCTATCCCGGCCAATAGTTTGATCTCCATCACCAACAACGGACTCATCGTTGGTCGTGGTGGTGAGGGCGTCGGCAAAGGCTGGCCCGGAAACGGTGATTATAACCTGACTGCCCCTGCATCTGCGAATGGCGGCACAGCGTTTTCTACGACCGCTTATGTCAGCATTGATAATCTCAATGGCACGATTGGCGGCGGCGGCGGCGGTGGTGGTGCTGGTGGCGCAACATCGGCTGACTGTAGGTGCGATAGTTGCGGCGGCGTTGCTTTGGCTGGAATGGGCGTTGGTGCTGGCGGCGCTGGCTTTGGTGCGCAGGGTAACGGTTATTTCTTTTGGACTAACCGCCGTCTGTATCATGAGCAGCGGACATCCACTGGTGGGTCTGCAACGGCGGCAGGATCGCAGAATGGAACTGGCGGCGCGGGTGGTTCTCTCGGCCAACCCGGCGACACAGGCAGTGGCTCCCCACGTTGCGGGTACGATCTGCAATCTGGTCCGGGAACGGGTGGCGCTGGTGGCGCATGTACAAGTGGCAATTCACCGTACATCACTTGGGTCAACAATGGCATACGGCTGGGGGCGCTCAATTGATAGACGAAACCGAAAGCCAGCGTCGCATGGCGATCTGCAAATCCTGCGAGCATTTTGGCAACATCTTGAAGCGATGTGGTGTCTGCGGGTGCTTTATGCCTATCAAGGTCATGATGACTGACGAGAAATGCCCAAAGGGGAAATGGTGATGGACCACCAGACGATGATCAATGCCGCATTCATGATCGCTACCGGCGTCGGTGGGTGGTTTGCCCGCGAGATGTGGGGCGCTGTCAAAGAATTACGGCGCGATCTGCATGACATTGAGACAGAACTGCCAAAAACATATGTCATGAAAGTGGACCTAGACAAGCGCATGGAACACATTGAGCAGATGTTTCAGCGCATCTATGACAAGCTTGACGGAAAGGCTGACAAATCATGAGCAGCGCAGAAGAGAAACAAGAGAAGATGGCTCTTGAGATGGCAGCTTCGGCCAGCAAGGGCGCTTTGGTTGAGAAGGTTGTCTTTGCGGGCGTCCCTATCTTGTTTTCGTGTGTCGTTTATTTGATGGGCAGCTTGTCTAACGCAAATAACGAAATCATCCAGCTAAAGTCAAAAGTTGCGGTTGTGGTAAACGCGGAGAATAAAGCCATTCCTCCGCAGGGCACGACTATTGATATGGCGCAGATCAGGGAAGCCCTGAACGACAAAATTGACCGGGTGGAGCGCGATGCGGCTCTGGCTCGGTCTGCTATGACTTTGGACCGTGAGCGGTCTATGGCGGCACTTGAGAAAAGCCGTCTGGATATGGCTGCTGATGCAGCCTCTGCCCGCGCTGGAATCCGTTTTGATATGGAGCGTATGAGAGCGGAGCTTGATAAGCGCCTTCATCTTCTGGAGCAAAAGAAATAATGGAAGTTACCTCCGTCAAATTCGTGCTGATTGCTTGGATGCTCAGTGTGTCTGACGGAAAGCTTCATTACTTCATGCCGATCATGGTCATGCAAGATTTGCCAACATGCGAAAAGGCTTTGGCCGATCTGAAAGAAACACATCAACGCGGATATGCGTTTAACCTCTCCATACGAGGAACGTGTATCCCAGCCAACGCAGGGGGATAGAATGGATATTCTTAAAACAGTCGGGCCTCTGCTTGGTCAGTTAGCACCAACCATCGCGACGGCTCTCGGCGGCCCGCTGGCTGGCCTTGCTACGAAGACACTCTCCAATGTCCTTCTTGGCACGGAAGATGGCTCGGAAGCAGATATTGCTAAGGCAATGCAGAGCGCAACGCCCGAACAGCTTGCCGCTATCAAGCAGATTGATGCCGATTTCAAAGTGCGAATGGCAGAGCTTGAGATTGATCTGGAACGGATCGCCGCTGGTGACCGCGACAGCGCCCGGAAGCGCGAGATTTCCGTTGGGGACCACACTCCTAAAATTTTGGCCGGGACCATTACGCTGGGGTTCTTTGGCATCTTGTTTTGGATGTTTGTGTACGGCGTCCCTAAGAACGGTAACGAAGCGCTTCTCCTGATGCTGGGCGCTCTCCAGACTGCTTTCACGGGCGTCATCGCTTACTATTTTGGCTCGTCGGCGGGTTCTAAGGCCAAGAATGAACTTCTCAAGGGAGACGGCAAATGAAAGAGAACTGGGAAATGGCTTTTGCCGCTGTCCTGAAACACGAGGGCGGCTATGTGAACCATCCGAAAGACCCAGGCGGTATGACAAATCTGGGCGTGACCAAACGGGCTTGGGAGGCTTATGTCGGCCACGAGGTAGACGAAGCTGCTATGCGGGCTCTGACGCCGGAGGTAGTGAAACCCTTCTACAAAAAGATGTATTGGGACAAGATCAGGGGTGACGATCTGCCATCTGGTGTGGACTACGCGGCGTACGATTTGGCAGTCAATTCTGGCACGGGCCGGGCTGCTAAATACCTTCAAGAGATCGCTGGCGTCCCTTCAGACGGTGTAATTGGCCCGAAAAGCATCGCAGCTATTCAGGCTTGCCCGGCTGACGAGATGGTCGACGCCCTTTGTGGGATGCGCTTGGATTTCCTCAAGCGACTGCCGACTTGGGACACTTTTGGCAAGGGCTGGGGTCGTCGTGTTGCGGATGTAGAAGAAAAAGCCGCAAGTATGGCAAAATCTGCGTAAATGTGTTATAATGCTGCTTCAGCGGAGTTATAAATATGACCACCGGCCTTTCATACAATGGCGCTGTTGCTGGTACGAATAGTTACGTCCAGCAGATCGCTACAATGGCGGTCGTGGAACCAAACAATTCGGAATACCTGATCATCCTTCCTCAGATGATCACTTACGCCGAAAACCGCATGTATCGCGATCTGGACTTTCTCTTCACGTCCATCGCCACAACGGCATATGGTCTTACGGCGGGCAACCGGGTTATCGCCGTTCCAGCGGGCGTCTTTGTTGTTCCAGAGCAGATTAACGTGCTGGTAGGCTCTTCTAACCCAGATACAGCAACGCGCCAGACGCTGACCCCCACGACCAAAGAATTTCTAGATGCGGTCTATGGGTCAGGTGCTTCGGCCAATCGCGGGTTGCCAAAGTATTTCTGCCCGTTTGATGACTACACCTTCCTAGTCGGGCCGTACCCTGACCAGAACTACACATGCGAACTCGTCGGTACATACCGCCCCGATAGCTTGTCATCTACGAACCAAACGACGTTTATCAGCCTGTATTTGCCCGACTTGTTCATCATGGCATCCATGATCTACATCTCGGCTTATCAGCGTAACTTTGGCCGTGCAAATGACGACCCGCAAATGGCCGTTACTTATGAGAGCCAGTATCAGGCTCTGTTGAAGTCGGCCATGATGGAGGAGAATCGGAAGAAGTTCGAAGCTGCTGCTTGGTCTTCGCAGTCTCCTTCTCCCGTTGCCACGCCGACACGAGGCTGATCCATGCCGCATCAGTCCTTTAAAGTCCTGCCCGGTGTTGACCAAAATAAGACGCTTGCCCTCAATGAGGCAGCCGTTTCTATCAGCCAGCTTATTCGGTTCATTCCGGATCGCACGTTGGGCGGTCTGGTTCAAAAACTTGGCGGCTGGTCTAGATACTATCCGAACACCATCAACTCTATTGTTCGCTGCCTTTGGGCATGGGAGGATACCAATGCTAACTCGTATCTCGGAGTGGGCGCAGAGGGTGCGCCAGCTGGTGGTGGAGGCGCTCTGCAAGTTATCGAATCTGGTGGCGCAACTGACATCACGCCTCAAAAGACGACCGTAAACGTTGCGGTTAACTTCTCAACGACATCTGGCAGTAATGCGGTCGTCATCACAGACACTGGTCGCAATGCAGACAACTACGATGTCGTTGACATCCAGACACAGGTAAGCGTTGGTGGTCTTGTCCTGTTCGGCCAATACCAGATTTTTAACCCCGGCGGGTCGGCCAATACATACACGATTTATGCAACGAATGCTATCGGTGATCCTGACCTTGCTACCGCAACTGTTGCAAGTGGTGGTGCGGTCCCAAGATTCGATACTACAAACGGCAGTGACTTCGTAGATGTTACGCTTGCCAACCATGGACTTTCAATTGGCGACACATTCCCGGTTCTCGTCGCAACGTCGGTTGGTGGTGTCACCCTTTACGGCAATTTTCTTGTCATTGGGGTGACTTCTTCTAGCGTATTTCGCATTTCTGCTTCTACATCAGCGACGTCCATAGCCAATGCTTTCATGAACAGCGGGAATGCCCGTCTTGTTTATTACAATGGCATTGGGCCGCTCCCTCCCGGAACCGGATATGGTATTGGTCCATACGGCGGTGGTGGGTATGGCACTGGCATACCGCCTATTGCGGGTACCGGTACACCAATCAACGCAACCGATTGGACGCTGGACAACTGGGGCGAGATATTAATGTCTTGCCCTCTGGATGGCCCAATATACCGCTGGAATCCGACCAGCGGTGACCCCGTT